CCTAGGGCTACTACTGAGAAGCGAGAGCGCTTCAGAGCAGTAGTATGTGTAGAGGAGGCCACCATCTAAGGCTGAGCCATACCTGATCAATCCAAGTGGATCTTCAGAGTGTGCCGCAGCTACCGGTAGGAAAAGTCCTACCATAGGATGGAGGCTATGAGTTAGCATCGAAGGTGCAACCTTGTAGACGTGGCCGCCATTGGGATCTAACAAGTACCCCTTTGGATTGGCTCGCTATCTACTTGGACACCTTCGAACCACCTTTCTTACGTCGCGGCCTGTACCCTGACTTCGGAAGAACTTCGTGAGTCTGAACCACATGGACCAAACTTTCCAAGGAAAGAGTGTCCGATATGGACAGATCACGAAGGAACCCGATGCCAGCGCACATGGACGTTAAGTAATTAAGGATGGTTGCCTTGCTCATAGCCGCGGTCTTACTTGTCCTAGTCGATAGGGCCGCAAACGGATCCAGGAAGAGCCGAACATCAAGGTGCAACCATTGCACGATGTCGTCGGACTCCCGGACCAAATGCGCCTTGTCGAACTCTAATTGCAGAAACCTCACATTTCGTATGAGGGCTGCAATCGGAGGCAAGGACAGTAGTGACGATTGGGCGTCCAACCCTTCAGGCACCAGATCAACAAATCTCTGGAGTTCCAACTGGAACTTCTGAAATTGGCCGATCTGGCGCTTGATGGCTTCTTCTATGACCCTCGCCTTACACTCATTCAATAGGATCAGGACGCGTGTCCCGGCCCTAAGAAACGAGTTACAGGAGAGAGCGGATCCCAAAAGTATCGAGGCCAACGTATTGGTCTTGTACTTTCGGAGTCCCCGCGAGTCCTCACGGACAGGTAGCAAGAAGAATCTCCAAGCTTTCTCTGCAAGACGGTCCGAGCGGACCGCCATGCCTAGAGAGCTGAAGAGGTCAGCCAACAAGCCCCGGGAAACCAGTGTTTCTGATCGAGGTAACCAACGTCCCTCTAGCTCCCTCAACCAAGTAGCCACACCATAGAAGGAAACATGAGCAATCAGTGACGTCGGCACGACGTTTGATTTGTCATCAACCTTCCGGGTGCGGACTGCTTCGAAGAGAGAGCCCAAGGGTGCGCCAGTTACTTCCGTACCAGCGTGTATCCATCGTTTCGCGAATTCGTACGTGTCGAGTGACACGTGCGATTTCGGTACTGAGATTTCAACACCTAACTCACTCATGATAGCTCGGTAATGCTCAGCGACGAGGTCGTCACCAATGACGATGTCGTCCCCAAGCAGAACGTAGTTGCTAAACGAGACGGGCTTCCCCGCTCGTTGAGCCGCTACCCGGACTATCACGTGGTGGCAGATACTGAAAATCGCCCACGAACTATAGGCCCCCATGGGCTGCCCACACGCATACCTTACGGTACGCGCAGTGCGACGTTCCCAGGAGACACTATAATCGCGGTCGATGATCAGTCTGCGCCACGCGTCCGCATAATCCGCTGCAACTAACACCGACAGCACCGCTACCTGTAGCCATACAGGGAAGCGATCTGTCGCGGCTGTTAGATCCAGTGAATGATACGGACCTTTGTGAGCCAGTTTGGCGCGGAAGGAACCTTGATTAAAGGTACAGTCGCTCCGAAGGCCCTTCAAGAAACTCATTGCTGAGTCATGAAGAGGCTTCAGAACGGACTGAGACCAATAGTCAAGGATAGCAACGATCCTCACCTTAGCTTCCTTATCCCTGACTAGAGAAAGCCGAGCCGACCTCCCTTTCGGGGTCAGCTTGAACTTCGCTAGCCAGGCTAGGGGGCTGAAGAGACGGGCGTTTGCAATCGCACCGAGGACCAACTTACCACCTAATACAGCGATGTCTGACATCTGCTGATCAGTTAGTAAGTGGGCATCCTCGACCGATCCTACCATAGCCTGGGCATTCGGACCAGCTTTAGTGCTCACGTGGCACTCGACCCATTCGGGCCGAGCTAGCTTCCAACCGAGCGCCGTTACCGTGCTGACCACCTCACCGACTAAGGTCGGGATAATGGGTGGTCCAGGACGAGTAATGGTACTCAGGTCAGGAGCTTTCCAGCCTGGTAAGAGCCGGGAAATACCCAAAAGGGTAAACCCGAATCTTAACAGGGTGGAGTCACGTGAGGTAAACAACGGGACCAGAGGATTGCCGATCGGCAGACCAAATGTGTCCAGTTGAACACCAAAGCCGGGAGATTCAGAAAGAGGCTGCCGGCACAGGAACCGTGTGAACGAAAGGCGGATCGCCTTGATCCATCCAATCGTCTCCACAGTCCCACGTGTCAGCGCCCGATTCTGAACCTGCCGAACCCACAACTGGATTAATTCAATATGGGACCCAACCGGTAGATAGAACCTACAGATCCACCTTACGGTGATCTGAAAGAGACTAAATATCAGTTTAAGTTTCATATTGATTAGGTGTTCTAACCTAGGGTTAGTCCAAACGGATTGACCCCTAGCGTTAGCTATATCTTAGTATTTTACGGTAGATCCTCCGAAGAACGGAAGTACCGAGCCCCCTAAGCGGGACTAGGATAAACTCACCCACGCCCTCACAGACGTGATATGAGAGACCTCGAACAAA